CCAAGTGAATCCCATGAAATTCGGCAGCATGCCTGATGCTAATGCTTTCTTCTCTTGGAAATCGCCCGAAGTTACTTCCAATAGCTGCATTAACTTTCGCTGCTGAGTTGGACCAATAACAAAACACTTAGGAACATCATGTTCAATGTCGTTTTGATAGAATTTTTCTTGAACTTGCAAGATGATATCTAATGACATTACACCAGTACCATCGCCCACTGTTTGTGCTGCAGGCAATGCAATTGAAGTGCCGTCACCTGTTAATGCATCGGCTGTTGCGGCTTCGATTATGACATCATCCCACTGACGTTTCATGGCCATGGCTAAGTTTTTGGTGATGTTGCTATTGGGGTCAACCAACATTTGAACTAAATCTTCTTGCTCGGTAGTTTCACCGATGTGGTAAGTCTTAGCTAATGATACGCGGCGACTCCAAGGCAAATCTGAAGTCGGAGTTGCAACTCTGGCTGATGTTTTCTCGGACGCTTGACCTGGGCCTAGACGTTCCCAATTGTGACGTTCGCCGTTTGTTCCTTTCTCGGTGACACACATGCGAAGACGTGCGTCCATTTGTTGAGCTAAATGGCGTACATTGCGCTCAAACGTTTGAATATATACATTTTGAATTGTGATGGCCATGGGTTATCTCCTCTAGGCAAAAAATTAAAGTTTAATAAAATTCTTCGTCCAGAGCAACCCGATCATATCGGACCCTATTTGACTGTGTTTTACGTCCATCGACGCGTTCCGACTATCGGGACTAAACCGAAGTGGATATATCGGTTTAGCTATCCCAACGGGAACATTTAAAGGTTTAGTATAGCACACCCCAAACCTCGTGTCAATACTCTATTTACGCCAAACCTAACTGAGATGACTTGGGCGCATCAGTACCGGCCTGAGGGTCGGCGAATTTAGCTAACTCGACCATTTCTTCCAAAGCTCTTTGGTGCGATGGATGGGTTTGGTCATAGAACGGATGATTGGGGTTATTGTATATTTCGTCTATTCTACTTAAAGCTTCGCTCGGAGTCATCTTGCCCCCGCCGTTGCCGCTGTTTTTATCTGGGCTACCGACATTTTCAGCTGTAGCTTCGACCACCGAATAAACCCACGAAGCCGTTTCTTTATTGATGTTGCCTTCTTTTGCTGAATTGACCAACGCTTCAGGCGCACCGGATTTTTCAAGATAGTCTGCGACAGCTTTAATGCGGTCGTCAAAGGCTGCGCCCCATTCATTTTTGAGGTCAGCTTTAGACTGTTCCAGACGTTGGACATTTGCAGTATAATTTTCTTCATTTTTTCCTGCTAGCCCCTCTAATAGGGCGTTAAACTGGCTCTGATTTAGATTAGCTTTATGTGCGATTTCACGCAAATGGGCGTTACTTTCTGCATCGATATGAGAAGCAACTTCCCCATCTAACCACTTGTATGCTTCAGCATTTTCAGGCTTGCCTAGTTGGCTATATAGTTGTGACATTGCTTCTTCATTAGAAGTGTCCGGTTTGTACATTAAATCAGGCACTCTTTCAATTAATTTTTCATGGAAAGACTTTAAATCTGCTTCACCGGCCTCTTCGCTGGGTATGCGAATGCTATTGCCTATGTGCGATTGCAAATCCACAAACTGTTTTGCAAGTGAGCCGACATCGGCGACATCTTTAAAGGCAGGATTTTCTTGCATCTCTTCTGGTAAATGTTCTGTTCTCCAATTCATACTATATCTCCTCGCTGACTAGTATTTTAGACTTAACGGCCTGTTCAAGGTACACATATACATCACGCTGGCCAAGGCGATAACTTGTCGCATGGGGGTCTCCCATGACGAAAAGCTCTGTACCATTAAATTCGTCATTTAAAAATTTTAGAACTTCTTTGCCTTCGGGAGTGGAAAATAAAGCCTGAATTCTAGACACTTTATATTTAGCTCTCTCTTTTATGTCTTCACTCGACAGAGGGCGATTTAAGTCTTCGATTATTTTAAAACTATTATTGGATTCCTGCATTTTCTGCCTCGATCATAGCTTGTTCTCCTTCACCTTGAGCTTTCATTGCTTGGCCTTCGGCTGTGGCCATGGCTAAATCTCGTTCTTGATTGGCTGCGGCTCGTTCAGCTTTTGCTTCTCTTTCAACTACCTTTTTAGACTTCATATATCTAGCCGGAACATTTCGCTCTTCTGCTTGGCCGCGTACTAACTCTTCAAAATCAATTATTTTTAGTACCCTATCATCTACTTCAGCTATTTGTAATGCTCCCGCGAGCCATTGTTCAACTTGTTGCATCTCATCGGAACGTTGACTCCTCATCATTGGACCAGTGTACACAATATCGATTTCAGCACCCATAGCCGATTCAGGAAGCTCCATGAGCATAGACGATCTGAACAAAGAACGGAATGAACGCTCTATTAGGGGCTGGATATAATCGCTTATAATTCGTCCTGCTGTTGGTCCAAGTATTCTTTGCATCAACTCATAGCGCACGTTAACTTCAGTGGCAGTCATAGCAGGTGAGTTTTTAAGCTCAAGCTTATCGATCAAGAATATTGCTTGGATCTTTTCTTCTAATTTCTGTCTTTCCATAGAAGATACGTCGAATCTAGCACCTGATTCAAGAGGTTTTATTTGATCGAGACTGCGCATTACGGTCAAGCCGGAAGGCTGCAAATTTAGATCTGACATCAAGCCGCGTTCAGTTGTTGCCCAAGGAGGATCAACTACTTTTTCAGCTGACTTCAATATTAATTCTACCATGGTGTTTAAGGTTAAGATATCAGGCAGAGCGATCATTGCAGGTGAGTTACCCCACATAGAACCGGACGTCTTACGCCATCGAGGGACATAAGCTGGCATCTCATAATACCCTCCTGCCTTGCCTAGTTGATTGCCCGATGTGCCTGCGTCTTGTACATTAAGGACTAAATACTTAAACCCATATTTTCGCTTAACGGGTGCAATTCGCTGCCCTAGGGATTTGGGTTCAACGTACCCGCCTTTCTCACGGGGGTATATGCAGAATACCACTTCTAACTTGCTGTCATTTTGGTTAGGTAATTTGGCACGTTCTTTGACCCAATGAGGACATTCGTCGCCGAACTTCTTCATTATTTGTAGAGGCGTCCACATTATCTTTTGATAGAACACACATACGTCGCCATTATGATCTTGCTCAAAGTAGCAATCTTCTACAGGCACAGCTTTGAAAACGAATTCATCAAACTGACCGTTTTCTTCTTGGACCTCCTGTAGTACGATCGAAGACCCGAAAGTGGTTAAATCTAGATAACATTCGGCTGTTTCAAGATTAAAATTCGACTCTTGTAGAGCTTGGAATATGCGAGTAGCGGAGTCTTCTAGCCATGCTTTGGCGTCAACGTCAGTGTTTAGAGCTTTATCTCGGAAAGTAAGTTTAAACCACTGTAACGCGGGGTTAGTTAATGCCCAATGGATAGATGAAGCTAGGGTGTTGGCCGCATCAGGAGCAGTGGAATCGTATACTTCTCTGTTTTTACGCCACTCGACGCTATGTTCCGAATTTTGTTCTTTGAAGAACTCACCTCTATAAGGTACTACATAGCGTTTTATCACTTCCCATGTTTCTTCTACGGTTTTTCTTTGAGACTTTAATGAATTGTACCGCTGTATTATTTCTGAATTTTTCATTATCTATTTCCCATAGCACTTATTACCTTAAACCTCTGCATGTCCATTATCGTATGAGGATTAAATTCATCCCACCCTACAGACATATATCGTGTGGCGTCAGCACCGTGAGAACACCAATCGTGGTAGGGTTTATCTCTAAATAGCCTCGTACTCTCGTCATATTGTCTTCTATAACTCGCTAAACGATCCAAGAGGGGTTGGACTTTGGTTTTGTTGAATTTAGCCACTTGTAACATGGCTCTCGTGGCCTCGATTCCATCGTCTACTGGTATTTTTGGTACCATTTCGAATTTTAGCCCTAGCATTTCGGCCATTTCGATTTTAGTTTTACCTGTAGTCCAATCTGTGTTATTTAAGTCGTGCGGTCCGTAATGCCTTTCGTCGTATGCGTATCTTTCTGAATTAATCTCTTTTGCCCAATACGCTAGGTCTCTATTGCGCTCTTCCCAATAATCAATGATTATGGGATTATTATGATCATCTCTTTGAGTGAATACAATTGATGTTGCGTCTCTGTAACCGATATCCCACCACGTTTGGACCGGTTTTCTGGGGTCATATGGAAAATCTCCGATACGACCTTCTTTTTCTGCAATGTTTAACTCACGAGTATAAAAAGCTCCTTCCATACCCCCGTCAAATGAGCAGTAATATTCTTGCTGTACTTTTTCTTCGCTCATTCCTGAACGTCGTTCTTCCTCAATCATTTCCGGCGTTATGACTGGAGTTCCGTCGCCTCGTTTCGTATCATCCACCGTTTTAAGTGAGTAAAACCATTTGGGGTTTTTCTTTGCCATTTCTGCCAGTCGATATCCGTGGTTTTTACCACGCGCCGTATAGATGAAAATTGCCCACCCGTTATTCTCAGCCAATATAGGTCGAATGTAATCCCACGCCGTAGGATCTGCAATAGAGTACTCTGAAAATATGACGCCCACCGGATTTGAGCCGACAAGACTATCATAATTGTCTGAACCGACAACTTGGTACATAGATCCATTTTGTAGCTCTAAATTCATATCTGAATTATTTTTTGATTTGACTAGTTCCCGTGGGAAAGCCTGATCGACAACTCTTCTGCCTTCTCTATCAATTGCGTTCCATATAGCACGGCGACCCTGTTTGAGGGTGGGGAGCATGTGCCAAATCGTACCGACACGCATCTGAGAAGCTACAGCTGCAAAATTAATAGAAGAGGAGTCTTTACCGGCACGACGATGCCAAACTTGAACGGCTCTTTTATCGTCCAATCCTCCCATAAACATATGCTGGAAAAAGTCGGCTTGATAACCACGTGCTGCCCATTGGTGAGGAAGGGAGATATTAGCCATCGACGCGCTCCACTTCAGCATAGACGGGTCTATCGATACCTAAAGCACCGAAATCAATGTTTATGTGAACTCCCGCGTTTTGGCCAGAACCTTGGTCATACCCAGAAGACTTACCTAACTCCCGTAGGGCGGCGACCATTTCATTACTGTGGAATTTTTTCGCTTTGAATGCCATGCCATCTTTAAGGTTTATAATATCTACTTCCTCTTCTCCAGCAAGTTTAGGAAGGAGTTGAAGCCATTGGGCTTCTAGAAAATCTTTATTGATTACGCTTCGGCTTTCAGCTTCACTCTGGAGATGGGATATGAACTTCGATATAAGTGGTTTTCTCAGCCATTTGATGCCCTGCGAGGGACTCAGACCGACTTCTTGTGCCGCTTTCCGGTGGTTGTAATCCAAGAGGTAATGGTGAGCAAACATCCGTTCTTTTTCTGAGAGATCCTTCCAAGCATCCTCTGCGCTGGGCAAAGTTTCTTCGGATTTCGTCGATAGCTCTTTGTCGCTCAAAATAATGATGCCTCATTAAACGTTCGTTTAGGATTAAAGCCCTCTCCTCCAAACCAAAAGGGCTTGCTATAACCTCGGACGACATAACTGGTAGCGTTCTATGTACGTAATCCATGCCTGTGATTATAGCACACTTTTTTGATCGTGTCAACCCCCTCGCCGAGCGTCGGCAAATATTTCTCGCGCACGTACGGAAAAAAAGGGAGAAAGGAGCATGCATAAGGCAGGAATCAACGATATAGTAGGAAAGCGTACATACCACCGGAATTAGAAAGCAGAGCTTTCTCTTCGCGGGTGTACATATACGTATGGGGGGGTGTTTGCGCGTTGCGCGTGTGTCGGGCGCGCGGTTTTGCCCCGTGGGCGTGACGCGTGCTTGCGCGGGTTTGAAGGTGGCGGCTCGGTGCACAAGGGGCTTGACAACAGCCTCGGCTTGTGGTACGATGGAAACAGATCGGACAGCAACACCGCTGCCGACACAACCGCCCACGGGGCAGGAGCACGACATGACACACATAAACGCACTACAGCAGATCTGGACCATCGTACAAAACCACGAGGGCGACTCGATGCCGTGGGTGGGGGTGTTTACTAGTGAGGAGGCATGCAAGGAGGCCATAGACGAGTGGTACGCCGTCGTCTATGGCGAGGACGAGGCACCGATGGTTTCTTGGGGCGACTACCAAGAGTACGACGAATACACAGGCGGCGGTGTTTTGATAGGCATCGAGGGAGACGAGATCGAGTATACGCAAAGCTGGACGCTGGTGCGCCACTACATCAAAGGCTTCGCCTAGCCAACCAGCCAACAACCGAGGAGCACGACATGACACACAAAGAAGAACGCAAGATTCAGGCACAAGCAGCATCGGCGATACCTGAGGCTGACCCCCATGACCCGCACACAAGGATGCGCTGACCGCCCCAGAGGCCGCGTCGCGCACGGGCTGGAGCCGCTAGGCCGTCCTGACCTGACCCGCACTCGTCGAGGTTGGCGGGGCGGGAACGGGGGGATTTTTCTGAGAGGGGGGGACACCCAAAAAAGAGGAGGTCAGGTCGCGTCTGGATCGCTCCCTAGCCATAAGTCGGGATGCTCAGTAGGTCGTACGCTACCGTTCGTACTACGTCCTGAGCCGCTCGTCACCGAGAGGATTGACAGCAGCACACGAGCCATGATAGGCTCACAACTCACCTTAAACGGGGCACACCGTCCTAGTGAGGGTCACACCAGCCGAGGAGGCACGACATGACACAGAAGCAGCAATTCCCAAAAGGCGTTAACGTACGCATCACTGATGGCGAGAAAGGAATCGTCGAAGCCTACGCTAGAGGATGGTACACGATTAAAACCGAGGACGGCGAAGAGATCAAAGCGCGTGAGGCAGACCTCACTGAGATCGTCGCGGATCAGCGAACCATGGCCAAAACACTGCAGCATTACCGCGCAGGCTACCAGCCTAGTCTGAGCACCAGCGGCAAAAAGTCGCTCAACTGTGGTGACGCCATCGCTAAGACGTTCGCCGGTTGCGACCTTCCTCAGGTTTTTCAACGAGCTGAAGCCCTTTTGGGTCTGGACGCGGGAACGCTCAAAGCTAAATACGGCCACCTAAACGTGGGATCACAGAGAATGAACGCAGGCAATCTAATAAGGAACGCCTATAAGCGTGGCGACGTAACACTTGACGACATCACAGGAAATGCTCTGAAGAAAAAACCAGCAAAAGGTGCGGCGTAACATCCGCCCTTTGGGGTCTGCAGTAAGGTAGCTGCACTGACGAGCCTGACACCGGCGAAACCCAAAACCTACTCACAGGAGCACGACCATGAGTACAATAAAACAGTCCACACTGCGCTATTCGTATGTGCTAGACACCAACAGCATCGTTATCTACCGTGACGATCGAATCGATAGCCGAATCAAAACACACGAACTCACCAACAACGCCATGCACGCGATAGCCAAGCAAACAGTCGAGGCTATGGAGCGCGCCCACACTAAGGGCAAGGAAGACGGTAAACGCCTTCTGACCCGCGCAATGGCTAAAGTATTAGATGGAGACGTGTAAGATGACTAGGAGAGCATATGAAGCAGCACAATACTCAGCAGCAAACGAGATGCCCCGCACAAGTGCCCAAGTAGTAGAGGCGTGTCAGAGAGCAGCAGTGCGTCACCGCTTGAGTGAAAAACAAACAACTAAGCTAATACACTGGGCGCTAAACTAGGATTGACGGTAGCCTCTGGATCTGGTATACTGGAGGCTTCTTATAAGGAGAGCACGACATGCTAATAACATTCTCAGACGCAATGACATGTGAAGAAATGGGACTCGTTGTCCCAAACACCGGAATCGTCCCAATAGAGCACTGGACTTACACAGCAGCATTCACATACCTAACCGGAAAGATGCTTAAAGACGATCTCGAAGCAATAGGAGAACCCGAAAGCGACATCAAATACGATATCATGTGGCTCGTAGAGCAAGAAAGTCACGCATCAGCCTGTATCAGATGCACCGGTCTGACGCCAGAGCCGTTCCTAATAAATGCATTCGCCCATAGAAGACATTCAAGACAGG